GCGCCGCTACGGCCTTATGACCTTGGCCGGCATCGCACCGGAGGATGATGACGGAAACGCTGCGGCAAAAGCGGCGCCAAAGGTTGTGACACCAGAGCAGGCGACGAAACTGCGAGAGGCTGCGGAACACGCAGGCGTTGAGTTGACAAAGCTGTGCGCCGCATATGCAGCAACGTCAATTGAGGCTTTCCCGGCGGCGGGTTTTGAAGGCGCTATGCGGCGTCTCCGCAAGACGGTCGAGAAGCGTTCTGGCGAAGCGGAGGCCGAGGCATGAGCGGCACCGTCCACATGATGCCCCAGCGGTCTGAGGAATGGTATCAGCACCGCACGGGCCGCGTCACCGCGAGCCGCATCGCCGACATCATGGCACGGACCAAGAGCGGTCCCGGTGCGGCGCGCAAGAACTACCTTGCCGATCTGGTGGCCGAGCGTCTGACCGGCGAGCGGCGCGAAGGATTTACCAACGCCGCGATGCAGTGGGGGACGGACACCGAGCCGCAAGCCAGGGCGGCTTACGAGTTTATGACCGATCTGACCGTGACTGAGGTCGGATTCATCGACCATCCCAAGCTGGAAATGGCTGGGTGCAGCCCTGACGGGCTGGTGAGCGACGAGGGCATGGTCGAAATCAAATGCCCCAACACCGCCACCCATCTGGACACGCTCCTGACCGGCAAGATCGACGGCAAGTATCTCAAGCAGATGCAGTTTCAAATGGCATGTGCAGATCGGGAATGGTGCGACTTCGTTTCCTTCGACCCGAGGATGCCTGCGGAATTGCAGCTTTGGATCTATCGCGTTGAGCGCGATGCCGAGGCGGTGGCCGAGATTGAGGAAGCTGTCGCGTCGTTTCTGGTCGAGGTCGATCACACAATAGCGCAACTGCGCGAGAAATATATGGAGGCCGCATAATGGCAGGCTCAGTCAACAAGGTCATTCTGGTGGGCAACTTAGGGGCTGATCCAGAGGTCAAAAATTTCAGCAACGGCGGCAAGGTCTGCAACCTGCGCCTGGCCACATCTGAGACGTGGAAGGACAAGCAATCGGGCGAGCGCAAGGAGCGCACCGCATGGCATAGCGTGGCGATCTTCGCGGACGGCCTAGCGAAGGTTGCCGAGCAATATCTGCGCAAGGGCTCCAAGGTGTATCTGGAAGGCCAGTTGGAAACCCGCAAATGGCAGGACCAGAGCGGGCAGGATCGCTATTCCACAGAGGTAGTGCTGCGCCCTTATTCGTCGTCGCTGGTGCTTCTGGACAAGCCCACGCGGGGCGGCGGTGGAAGTGACTACGGCAGCAGCCTCGGCGGCAAGTCAGACCATCAAGCGCCGCCGCCTGACCTCGATGACCCGGAGATTCCGTTTTGATTGGTGAGGTTTGGCGTGTCGTTCCGTCTCTGCCAGAAATCATGGCGTCAAGTGAAGGTCGGGTTATGGTTAAGCCATACTTGGCAAAAATGCCGAATGGCGGCGACAGGCAATACGGCGGCCAGCCGCACTTTGGCGTTTGGAATAAGGCCGACGAGCGATTCATAATTGTTTACAAGGGCAAAACATACAAAGTCGCACGGCTCGTTTGCGAAGCGTTTCATGGGGAATGCCCTGAATCCGCAAGTGTCTGTATGCATATGGACGAGAACGCCGCGAATAACCGCGCGTCAAACCTTTGTTGGGGAACACAAAAAGAAAACCTAAACGCGCCAGGTTTCAAAGACTTCTGCGGGCATAGAGATCACACTAAAGCGCAGATAGCCAGACACGACTTGGCGAGCGAATAATGGCCGAGACGCGGCAAATACTGACGCCGGAACAGGCGGCAAGGGTTTCCGAGTATATCGCCGGTCTACCCTTGCCCGTCACCATCACAATCCGCGAAGGCACGATCCGCACCAATCCGCAAAACGATCTTTTGTGGAAATGGAATGAGGAAATAGCGCGCCACCTGGGCGATTGCACGGCGGCTGACGTTCATCGCGAAAACAAGCTGCGCATTGGCTGCGCGATCAGGATGCGCGACCCCAAATTCCGCCAGTTTGTGCAGAGCCTTTCGGGCCTCACCTACGAGCAAAAGCTGGATGCGATGGATATCATCCCCGTGACGTCTGCGTTCACCGTCGCCGAAATGCGCGAATACATGGATACGGTGTCTCAGAAATGGGCGCAGCGCGGCGTAACCCTAACCATACCGGAGGCTGCATGAGCCTGCACGAATACAGAGAATTTATCGCATCTCGCGGCGCGGAGACTAGAAAGCGCGGGTTCAAGGCCAATGATTTGAATGAATGCATGAAACAACATCAGCGTGTGGCAGTGGATTTTGCCTTGGATCACGGTTCGGCGGCATTGTTTCTTGACACCGGGCTTGGAAAGAGCCTTTGCGAATTGGAGTGGGCTAGGCAAGTCGCTGAGGAAACCGGCAAACCGTCTCTGATCCTGACACCATTGGCAGTTGCGGGACAGATGGTCCGCGAGGGGCAGAAGTTTGGCATTGAGGCGCGGCAGATACGGGATAAAGAAGAAGTAGGGGCGGGCGTCATGGTCGCGAACTATGAACGACTTCCCCGTCTAGATCCTGACGCTTTTGGCGGTGTCATCTTAGATGAAAGCAGCATCCTAAAGAGTTTTGCTGGGCAGACGCGCAACAGACTTATGCAGGCGTTCGGCGGGCATCAGTTCAAGCTGGCGGCAACCGCGACCCCATCCCCTAATGACCACATGGAACTAGGCAACCATGCAGAGTTTCTCGGCGTCATGCGTCAGCAGGAAATGCTTTCGCAGTGGTTCATCAACGATACTTCTACGGCATCCAAAGATTGGCGATTGAAGGGTCACGCGGTCGAGGTTTTTTGGCAATGGGTCGCATCGTGGTCGCGGTGCGCAACACTTCCAAGCGACCTTGGCGGCGATGATACGGGATACATATTGCCTGAAATAGAACGCAAGATCCACGTTGTCTGCGCTGACAGGATGGAGGGCGTTGAACAGGGTATGCTGTTTCGCATTCCAGAAATGAGTGCAACCAGCTTTCACAAAGAAAAAAGGCTTACCGTAAAGCAGAGATGTGAGCGCGCGGCAGAACTTGCGAGCCATGATAATCCGGTCACGGTGTGGTGTGAGACAAACGAAGAAAGCGCGATCCTTTCGCGGTTGATTGATGGTGCAATTGAGGTTCGCGGAGACATGACCCCGGAAGAAAAGGAGCGTCGACTCCTTGGATTTGCGGATGGTGAATTTCGGTCAATTGTGACAAAGCCAAAGCTGGCCGGGTTCGGCGTAAATTGGCAGCACTGCGCCCACGCCGTCTTTGCGTCGATCAGTTTCAGTTACGAGCAGCACTATCAGGCCGTCAGAAGGTCGCACAGGTTCGGACAGTCCAATCGCGTCAGAAACGATATTGTTATATCCGACACAGAAGATGCGATCTGGCAGACGATCAACATCAAAAGCAAGAAACACTCTGAAATGAAGCGGCGCATGGCGGATGCCATGTTGAAGGCGCAGCGCGACGGCACAGTGAGGACGGTTTATGATAGGCCGCTTGACCTTGCCTTTCCCGAATGGATCAAAGGAGATGGAAAATGAAGCAACCAGAATACAGCGGTGATTGGTGGGCAATTCACAATTCGGACTGCATTGAGGGAATGTGGGCGATGCCGGAAGGCAGCGTGGATTGTTCGATCTTTTCCCCGCCCTTCGGTGATCTTTTCGTTTACTCTGACAGTGAGCGCGACCTTGGGAACGCTGGCGAAGGCCAAGCCTTCATGGATCAGTATCGTTTTTTTGCGGAGGCGCTGACGCGGGTTCTTCGTCCAGGCCGGATTGCTTGCGTTCACTGCACAGACCTTCCCATGAGAAAGGGCAAGCACGGCGCAATCGGGTTGCAGGATTTCAGTGGAGATTTGATTAAGGCGCATACGGATGCAGGCCTTGTGTATCATGGCCGAGCGACGATCTGGAAAGACCCGGTAGTAGAAATGCAGCGGACAAAAGCAGTCGGTTTGCTTTATAAGCAGATCAGGAAGGACAGCGCGATGAACCGCGTCGGGATGCCGGACTATATGCTGTTTTTCCGCAAGGATGCTCCCAATGAGGAGCCGATCCAGCATAGCGCGCCGGATGATGAGCAAACCGCAATCAAGATTGCAAGTAAATGGCTTGATGATCTGCGCAGACAGGGACTTGTTGCGGATGTGCCAGACGACAAGGCGCTTGCGGTTTTGATGCGAGACGCCAAGTTTGATGTTTACGAGTGGCAGAAACTTGCAAGCCCTGTCTGGATGGATATTCAGCAGGGTAATGTTTTGCGCCGAGTTAAGGGCGTGAATGACGAAAAGCACGTTTGCCCACTTCAGCTCGACGTGATCGCGCGGTGCTTAAGGCTCTACACAAAACCGGGCGATGTGGTGATGGACCCATTCAACGGCATTGGATCAACTGGGTATGAATCGGTCAAGATGGGCCGTCGCTATCTTGGGTTCGAGTTGAAGTCGGAATACGCAGCCCAAGCCAATGCCAATCTTCAGGACGCCGAAAGAATGGTGGGCGATTTGTTCGCTGAATCTGCCGCATGAGCCTGATGGGCAAGCCTCCGATGGGCCTCAAGACACCCAAGCCCACAGCCGCCGAGAGGGCCGCTGGAAAGGCGCACATGGCCCGCGTCAAGACGTTGCCGTGCGTTGCCTGCGGCGCGCCGGGGCCAAGCGATGCGCACCATTGCATCCACGACCGTTTCAGCCAGCGCAAGGCGTCCGATTTCGAGACGATTCCGCTTTGCAAGAATTGCCATCAATGGGGGCCTAATGCGATCCACAACCGCCCCGCAAAGTGGCGTCGGATCAACGGCGCGGACCACGAATTTTTGCCAGTGGTGTCCGACATGCTGGCCGGGGAATTGAGCGAATGAGCCTGCCATATTTCCCGCTCTATCCCGACGATTTCGAGGCAGACACGGCACACCTCACGCTGGCGGAGGACGGCGCGTATAACCGCCTTCTGCGGCTTTGCTGGCGGACGCCAGGGTGTAGCCTGCCGAGCGACCGTGAGTGGGTGTACCGCCGTATGCGCGCCCGCACCGACGAGGAAAAGGCGGTGGTCGATATTGTCCTTG